CAAACATGTTGATCATGGAACTAGAGCCAAATACGAGATGGCTCTAGCGCATGGCAAACATAACCCCTTCCGAGGACTTCGAGCAGATCACATTCATTAAGTGGTTGGACTCACGAGGCTACAAGTACTCAGCCCTGCCTATGTCCACCTACACCAAGAGCTGGTCTGTCAAGGCTCGCAATACCCGTATGGGTGTACGGCCGGGCGTGCCAGACCTCGTAATAATCGCTGAGAACAAGCTCATGTTCGTGGAGCTGAAGAGAGTCAGGCTCGGCAAGGTCACTACAGCACAGCAGAACTGGATAGACGCACTGAACAAGGCCGGTGTACCTGCCAAGGTCTGCAAAGGCGCTGTGGCAGCTAAGGCGTTCGTAGAAAGCGTGCTTGATAAAGGCGACATGTGGGAGGCAGCATGATTGATTTCAGACCAGAGGAGAAGCTGATCATTGCAACGGTAGTCGAGGACTGGCTGGATCGTTATGAGAGAAGCCTCTGCGGCACCCCGCAGATGTATGACCTTGTCGAGTCCTTGTATATGCAACTAGAGGAAAGGTTTAAGGAATCATGACCACACAGCAAGAGCTAGAAGACATGTTTGACAAATACGCCGACTACGAACCCATTGGTGACGAGGGCTGGAACGGCTGGCAATTCGATGATGAAAGTCGAGGTGACTTCCTCACCGCCCTATCTGCACTTATTGAGAGAGAACGTAAGGAAGCTATCAAACTGACAAAAGAACAGTGTGAGGGAATCATGAAGCTCATCAATGACGAGAAGCGGGTGAACGAAGCCAACGGTGACGAAGCCTACAACACTTTCTGGGACAACATAATCAAAGCACTTGAGGCATCATGTACAAAGTAACAAGCGAACAAGGCATTAAGAAGTTTAAACGGGAACAGGGCGCCCATCAGTACGCCAAGGAATTGATGAAGCAAGGTATCAAATCAGAGGTTGCCAAGCTCCAGCCCTACATCAGCCCAGCACGTAATGCTGAACTAAGAGGCGAGTCATGAACGGCATGCTCGTCACCCTTAGATTTGGCGACACTGGCATCACGGTGTTCATCCATGAGGATTGGACTATCAGTCGGATTGAAGCGTATCTAAACGAGTTAAGGAGCTACTATGGTTGAAGCATTCTTTCAGATCGTAGGCATTGGCTTACTGATCTTGTTGGCGCTCTACATCATAGGCATCATAGCTGACGCATTGTAAGAGTATGTTATTATTTGGGTATGGCAGGCTTAGGCGGACGACCGACCAAACTCACTCAAGACATCATTGACCAAGCGATTGAGTACTTGGATAATAACGATGCTCTTGGTCCTGCTGCCCTGTTACCTACTATTGAACGACTGTCTCTAATCCTCAAAGTTCATAGAGATACCTTGTATGAATGGGCTGCAACTGATAAGCGGTTTTCCGACATCTTCGAGAGACTGAAGGCTTCACAGGCCGACAAATTGCTTCAGAATGGTCTAGCTAACAGATGGAACCCAACCATCACCAAGCTCATCCTTAGTAAGCATGATTATGTTGAGAAGAAGAACACTGACATCACAACTAACGGCAAAGACCTACCTGTGCCGATACTAGGGGCGGCTAGTGGCTTACCAGCTAACACAAGCGACACAGAAGCTACTCAAGCTTAAGAAACGTATACGAGGTGTAGCCGGCGGCACGAGTGCAGGCAAGACCATCTCCATACTTCAGATACTGATTGATTACGCCCAGAGCAACGAGGGCCAACTCATATCCGTGGTGTCAGAGTCATTCCCGCACCTTCGTCGTGGCGCAATGCGAGACTTTATCAACATCATGCAGGCTCACAACTACTACAAGGATGAGCTATGGAGCAAGACAGATCATACTTACACCTTTGAGACAGGCAGCAGGATTGAGTTCTTCTCCGCTGACCAGCCTGGCAAGGTGAGAGGCCCGAGGCGTGATGTCTTATTCCTCAACGAGGCCAACAACATCCCTTACGAAGCCTTCGACCAGTTACGCATCCGTACTCGCCAGACCATCTGGCTGGACTGGAACCCGGTAAGTGAGTTCTGGTGGTACACCGAGGTAGCTCCGAACTACGACAATGACTTTATTACGCTGACCTATAAGGACAACGAAGCGCTGGATGAGTCCATCGTGCATGACATCGAGGCTCACCGGCACAACAAAGCCTGGTGGACTGTCTATGGCCTGGGCCAGCTGGGCGAGGTAGAGGGGCGCATCTACATCGGTTGGCAGATTATTAACGAGGTACCCCATGAGGCACGCCTGGACCGTCGGGGTCTGGACTTCGGTTACTCCATCGACCCATCAGCACTTGTTGACGTCTACTACTACAACGGTGGGTACATCCTCGATGAGCAGCTGTATCGCACTGGCATGCTGAACAAGCCCATAGCTGACTACATCGTGAACCTGCCCAAGGCTCAGACCTTGGTGGTAGCAGACTCGGCAGAGCCCAAGAGCATTGACGAGCTGAAGCTGAACGGCATCGTGATACAGCCGGCCGAGAAGGGACCAGACTCTGTCGCCTTCGGCATACGCAAGCTCCAGGGCATGCAGATCAGTGTGACGAAGCGCAGTGTCAACCTCATCAAGGAGTACCGCTCATACATGTGGAAGTTCGACCGGGACGGCAGACAGCTGCCCGTTCCTGAGCCTGGCAATGACCACGCCCTCGATGCTGCCAGATACGCATTGACCTCCACACTGGCCAAGGTTGATGTCATGCCCTATAAACCCAAGGCGATGCTACAACAAAAGTATGGTAGATAGGTGGAATGTGGTATTATTCGGATATAACCGGGCGGTTTGGCGGATAAATATACACGGTGGCAAAGAACCAAGACTCACTCGCGACAGTTCTCACAGACTTCAAGGCATCTTGGGACTATTGCGCAGGCTCGTGGCATTCCCGCTGGAACGACAACTACAACCTGTATAACGGTAACCGTATCAAGAAGGCGTACCAGGGTATCACTGACACCTTTGACCCGATCACCTTCTCCACGATTGAGACCATGACCTCGGCGCTGTTTGGCGCTCGCCCTACCTTCGACTTCATCCCACCAAGTGAGCGCCAGAATCAGAACACTGACATCCTGAACGCTTTGCTCGATTACTACTGGGACAAAGACAGCTGGAGCATCAAGTGCATTAACTGGGGCCGTGACTTCCTTCGCCTCGGGACGTCCATCGTGTATCTGTACTGGGACAAAGACTGCCCTCGCATGCTTAACATCCCGATCCGTGACTTCTTTATTGACCCGTCAGCTTCAACTCTAGAGAACGCCCGCTACATGGGCCGGCGGTACCTGACCAGCGTCGAAGACCTCAAGAGCTTCGAGGTCGTTGACCTGGAAGCATCGGTGGACGGCACCGAGATCGTCATGAAGCCCAAGTACAAGAACCTGGACAAGGTACCCAAGTACTCAGGTACGAGTGCTGATAACACTGACAAAGAAGAGAAGGACATGTTCTATGGCTCCACCATTACGGATGCCAAGGAGGACCAAGTCGAAGTCATCGAGTACTGGACAGAAGACCGTGTCATATCAGTCGCTAACCGCTCAATTATCATAGAAGACACCGAGAACTGGTATAAGACCAAGGCACGCTATGGCGGCGACAAGTACCCCAAGGGTGTGATTCCCTTCGCAGCCCTCCGAGATTACGTGGACGGCTCGCTGTTCTACGCCAAGGGTGAGATTGACTTCATCGCTGACTTACAGGAGCTGCTAAACGACCTGACCAACCAGAACATCGACTCCATTACTTACACGCTCAACCAGATGTACACGCTTGACCCGAAGTACTCCCACTTACTTCAGGAAATAGAGAACATTCCGGGGGCTGTATACCCAGTTGAGCAGAATGCACTCGTGCCGATCCCACAGCGGCCAGTGCCACCAGACGCATTTAATGAGCGCATGAACCTCAAGAACGCTGTCCGAGAGACCACAGCCTCTAATGAGGTAGTGAAGGGCGTCTCACAGGAGGGTGCCAAGGTCACCGCTACGGAGATACAGGCACAGATTGCCGGCGCAGGCCAGCGCATGAGCCTGAAGGTCACCCAAGTCGAGGACGAGGGCTTCCACCGCCTCGCAACCGTCATCTTTGCCATGGTTCGCCTCTATGTGACCGAGCCGCAGATCGTACGAGTAGTTGGCAAGGACGGCATCCAGTGGGAAAAGTTCGATCCTGAGGAGTTCCGCTCGGGGGATTACGAGCCACGCATCCAGCTGGAGACGACCATTAACAGCCAGAAGGATCAACAGTCTGCCCAGGCCAAGGAAATGTACGCCGCCTTCCTCAACGACCCACAGATCAACCAGGAGGAGCTGAAGAAGCTCGTATTACAGCGAGGCTTTGACCTCGACCCTGACGAAGTGCAGATACTCATGACCCCCGAAGAGCCGATGATGGACCCCATGATGATGGGTGGAGACCCAGCGATGATGCAAGACCCGATGGCAATGGGCATGACTGACCCTGGCATGGCTATGGAAGGTGTCGCTGAACCTATGGAGCCAATGCTGTGAACAACAGGCGCACACACCAGTCATATTTCAACGGAGAAGCCGGCAAGGAGCTGACCCAGGCTATACAAGACATGATTACCCGCAACTACCTGGTGGCCGAGAACGACCCGGCAGAGACTCTCTACGCCATGCAGCGGGCAGCAGGGAATCGCGAGGTGTTAACACATATCCAGTCCATAACAGCTGATCTTGAGAGGAGGGGCGCCTAAGTAGTCGTCAATCGTAAGGAACGGGGAGCCCCAAAGTATAACAACTAACATCCGCCCGATGTTAAGGCAACCCGCTCCTTAGGGCGGATGACAACACGAAAGGTCCAACGATGGAAGACGGAACCACAACCGATGCTCCTGTTGAATCTGGCGCTCAATCCATCCAGGGAGTCCAAGTGGACGACCAGGGAACGGCAATAGCACAACCAGAGCAGACAGAACCAGCTCCGGCGGTCGAAGAAACCACCGAGCAACCTGCCGAAGGGGAAGTAGAACCAAGTGAGCCGTCAGCAGACGACACCTCCGAATGGTTGAAGAACAAGGGCATAGACCCCAGTGACCCGGAAGCAATCAATAAACTAGCTAAGTCTGCCAGGGAAGCTGAACGAGCAATGCATAGCAAGGCTCAGAAGGCGTCCGAGCTTGAGAAGACGATGACAGAGATGTCTGACGCTTCAGCTGAGCAGATAGCACAGGCCACAGGGCAAGACCCTGAGATGGTGAAGCGCATACAGCGCATAGAAGTACGAGATGCCAAGCGGACGTTCTTTGAGAACAACCCAGGTGCAGCTCAGTACGAAGGTGAGATGGCCAAGATCGCTACCGAGTCGGGCCTATATGGCACGGCAGAGGCAATCATGAAGGCCGCTTACGCCATTGCGAGGTCGCAGGATATTGACGCCGTGAAGTCACAGGCTAAGAGGGAAACCCTCGAAGGTCTGGCCCACAAACAACAAGCAGCCGTACCTACCGGTAACGCTGTCAGCAGTGGCAACATTGGCACTGGACAGTTAACCCCTCAGAACGTAGATCAGATGGTCGCCAACATGTCCGCAGAAGAGTACAGGCGGCGCATTCCAGAGATCAACCGAGCGATCGGTGCGGCATAACCCGGAGATTTAACCCATGACATCAGGAGCCTATTCAGTTAGCGGTGGAGCCGTTAACCTCGGCGCAACAGCCGGATCAGTATTCCGTCCAAACATCTGGTCCAAGGAAGTATTGATGTTCTTGAAAGAGAACCTCGTCCTTGTACCACTAGTCAAGCACTACGACGCTGAAGTAAAAGCCGGTGGTCAAACTTTGGAGATTCCAAACGTCTCGACTATCAGTGCCAACCTCAAGCAGCAAAACACCGTTGTGACCTTGAACTACAACACAGAAACTAAAACGACTATCACCCTTGACCAGCACTACGAGAGCTCATTCCTCGTGGAGGACCTGGTCAAGATTCAGTCCGTATACGACACTCGCAGTGATTACACGCAAGCTGCCGCTTACGCAATCTCAGAAAAGATGGACTCAATCCTGGCAACAGCCATGACCGCAGCCTTCACTGGCTACGGTGCATTCGGTACCGCCTTGAACGACAACCTAATCTTGACTGTTAACCGCTACCTCACAGAGGCCAAAGCACCACGAACGGATCGCTCGATTGTAGTCCACCCTAAGGGTGAAGCAGAAATGCTCGCGATT